AGCAAACACATAATGCTGAACTCCGTTCTGAACGTAATCAGCAAGGTTTGCAGCCACCGTGATTTTGCTCTGCACATTCCAGACACTGGTCAGCGTCCCCGTCCAGCACACATCCAGCCAGACTTTTACCGGCTTTGTCGTCACCGTAATATTCTGATTCGCAGCCAGTGACGCACGAAGTCCAGCCACATACCCCGTGCCTTTCGTGACAAAAAACTGATTGCCGGTTTTGGCTACCAGATACCCGTTACCAAAAAACGCCGCCGCGCCATAAATATCCATATTTTCCAGGCGCTGGCGCTCATCCATTCCGGCCATACGCGCAGTAAAATCAATCTGCCAGGTTTCAGCGGGTGTATTAATCCCGGTTTCCGTTTGTGCGCCGTTGTACTCCATCAGAAACGAGCGTGTCAGCACGTTCCCCTGTTGCCCTTCTTTTGTTTTCAGTTTCTGCTGTGATGGTGCATGGACAATCATTGCCAGTGTACCGCTGGCCTTATTGAGCAGACCGATCCAGTTAAAGCTGAAATCACCCACATCTGCGCCCAGCACTACGGAATAGACCACCCCGTTTTCATTCACCACACCCGTGCGGGTAACAGACTGCCGGTGAACAATCTGTGCTGTCGGGGGCAACGCTTCATTGCGGTCAACTGGTGTATCCGGGTTTAAATCCGGCACACTGGCAAAAACAAATTCGTCCAGTAGTACCGGTTCACCCGTTGCACCCTGCTGTGCTTTCCAGTTTTCAAACGCCAGTGTGATGGCTGTCTGTGACATAAAAACCTCCTTACAAACTCGCGCTGAATGTTGCGCTGCGGGCTTGCGTCCCTGCTAACGTCGCCGGGTAAACCACATATTCCCCCTGATCCCATCCAGCCCTGATAACCAGGCTTTCAGACGTGATCACCTCAAACTGATAACGGCGGCATGTTCGCCCGTACTGGCGGATTATCTGGATCAGCAGCTGCGTGTTATCTGCAATCTGGCTGTCTGTCACCCGAACAAGAATTACATCCCAGTCGATATCCGGTTGCCGTTCTAACAGCTCCACATAACCAATTCCCAGCCGTTCAAAGATATTGATAAACCCCTTTACTGAACCGGCATCCCGCGCATTCACGAAAGCAAAAGCCACACGTTTGCGGAACAGGGTCAACGGTTCACCATCAAAGCGGGTAATATCCCGGTCATAAGCCAGCAGGTTCAGTAATGCCGGTGTACACGTCAGCGGATCAAACTGATTCATTGGCCAGGTAATCCAGCCGTAAACCTCAGCCCAGAACCGCCGCGCCGTGTTCAGCAATTTCCCCGGTTCGCCTTTATTCATCCAGGAAGGCAAGACCATCCCGGCCAGCTTTTTCATGAACTCATTCATTCTCAATATTCACCGTCAGTGATTTCAGACGCGGCACGCTCAGTTCACTGGTAATGTCTCCCAGCGAAAATGTCAGTGATTCCGTCTGCGCAAAGGTTTTATGAATTTCCCGCCCCAGTTGCGAAAAGGAAAACCGCGAATATGGCCACGTCTTTCTGACGTCATAATCAGCATTTGCACGAAAGGCACAGCGGATCATGTTCTCAATGCCACCCTTCAGCGTTTTCACCTCTTCGTCACTGAAGTTGTTCAGATTTTTGACATAAACCGTGACGGCCAGATCGTGAAGTGTTTCCGGCATGGGATAACACTGCATATCATCACCGTGCCCGTGATGCCCCAGCGTGTTGATATAGTCATTCACCGCATCTACGAACGGCGCTGAAGCCACCCCACTGTCCAGTAATAAAAAGGCATTGGCTGTTCCTGGCCCCCTCGGTGCTTCATGCTCAAAGAAAATCCGATCGATACTCAACCCGGCAACACTGGCGATCATTGAGCGATAAACCGCATCAGTGTGGTAATTCCCCACCAGATTGAACTGATTGCGGCAACGCTCGCGCAGTTCATCATCACTTTCCTCGTCAGCCCCCGGCACGGTCAGCCAGTTTTCCTCACTGGCCACATGGCTGATACCACTGACCGCCACCGGCAGAATGCGGTAATATCCGGGCGCAAGGTTATACGCGCCCCCGGTGCCAGTGGCTTTCACTGGCAGTAATGCGCTGGCCGCACCGGAAGCGATCACCACATCCTCAGTGGTGGCCAGCTCATACACTCGCCCGTTAATGCGTTCTGTCTGGATAATCGTCCCGGCTTTGACCGTCACAACGGCCTTTGCATCTTCTTTGAAGAACCGAATCACCCCCTGTGCAGCGCTCGCCGGTTTTGCCGTGACGTTCACCGCCCAGGCCAGCAAACGCAACATGCTCCCGCTGGCTGTGGCCACAAACATATTGGCCAGCACGGTTAACACCAGAACGTCTTTAAGCCACATCACCGGGGCGGTCACAATGGCGGTGATTAATCGCCAGAACGGTGACATTCGGGATGTATTGGTGATAATTCCCTCATCCGCTGCAATCGCATTGAAGCGTTCCCGCACTTCGGCTTCCGTTACCGGCATACCGCTGTCCTTCACCACTTCTTCAAAATCAACCTGCGGTTTTTCCGTCATAAATCCACCTGCGCAGAGATCCCGCCAAAATCGTATGTACTCGCGGTTACCCACAGCCGCTTCTGACTTTCTTCACTGATTTCCACCGTACCCGGCACAATGCGTTCATCATCTTCAATCAGTAATTCCATGCGGGTAAAAATATCCGCTCTCATTGTCGGGCTACGTTCGGCAATTAATTCCGTCGCTAACCCACTTTCAATAATGGAATGAATAATGTCCTGCCCGATACTTTTTCGGTTATTACATAATTCAGGTTCATTACCGGTATTCAGAACAAAGTCACCGCCCTGAATCAGCAAATCGATATAAAGAACATCACTCATGCGCCAAGCTCCTGCCATTCCATAAGCTGGGATGGAGAAAGTGCTTCTTTGGTATGGAAATGCACTTCACCAATTTTCCGGCTGTTATCGGTTACGGATTTACTGTTGCTGCTGATTGTTTTGCTGATACCACCTTTATCCACACCTTTTAAATCACCACCCGTTGACAGTGTATTTCCGGTTAATGGCTGCGTGGTTTCACTGGCCAGTGAAATATCCACGCCGGGAATTTTATTCAGTTTCTGAACAATCCAGTTCCACGACTTAAGAAATCCCCCTTTGATTGACTTCCAGACATTATCAAACAGCGACATAATGCCGGTGGCCATTCCCTTTAACGCCTCAGACGGTGAAAATCCTGTCAGCAAAGAAATAAAGCTGTTCCAGCCTTCACTGATATATTGCCAGGCTGAAGCAAAGATCCCCGCCAGCCATTTCACCACGGCGGCACATGTCCGGAAGGCTTCGGTATTCACCACCGCTGCTTTTATCGTGTCCCAGTGCTTAACCAGCAGATAACAACCGGCAACCAGCAGCGCAATGGCACCAATCACAAGCAGGATCGGCCAGCTCATCAGGTTGATACCAATTCCGGCCATTATTGCGGCCATGCGTACCGCCAGTAACGCACCGCGCAAAAACTTCAGCGTGGTATTCCAGGCGATTACCGCCATTTGCGCCAGCCAGACAGTGGCCGTGTAGATTTTCGTAACCGCCGTTAACGCCACCCAGATCCCGCGCAATCCCATCATGATGAATCTGGATACCCCCATCACGATATTGGCCACCGCACCCACGGCGGCAAAGCTCAGGAGTGCCATCGACGCATAACCAATCACACGGGCAATGTTAGGAAATAACTGCATCCAGCGGGCAAAGGTCTGCCCCATATCCGCCAGGCGATTCAGAACCGGATACAGCACAGGGATCAGCGTCAGCCCGATCACGGTCTGAATGGCTTTCAGGATTTGCACAAAGCGATCCCACGGCTTAACCATTTTTTGTGCCATTTCCTGGGTACGCTTCAGACCGTCCGCGCCGCCCAGTTCAGTGATGTTCCGCTGAAGTAACGCGACATTGCCGTAAAGCTGTTTAACCACTGCCGAACTGTCACCAAAGGCTGCATCCAGTTCCGCCTGGGCTTTCAGGTTCCCTTCAAGGCTTTTGCCATATTTGCCCTGCAACTTGATCAGCATTTCAGGCATGGACAGCATTTTGCCGGTGGAGTCAGTAAAGGACAGCCCCAGCTTTTTAGCGCCATCAATCGCGCCGGTCATAAATCCTTCATAGGCGCTGCTGGCTTCCGTTCCCAGCGTCCGCTGAAGTTGCCCCAGCACGGCAAGCTGTTCATCCAGCCCCACGCCGTAGTTAGTCCCGACGCCACGCGCACCTTCCATCAAATCCTTGATAGTAGCCATTTCTGTGCCAAAGGTTTTGCGCATATAAACCATCTTGCCTGCCAGCTGCTCGGCAAATTCAACCTTACCCAGTCTGGCCGCATCGGCTGAAAAGTTACCGAACATCTGCCCCATAAATTCCGCCGTGTCCGCCGCTGTGGACTTGAGCGCAAAAGCCAGGGTATTGGCGACTTTCGTCACCTTCGGCAGTTCATTACCCGTCAGTCCGGCAATGGAAGCGTTAATATTTTCCGTGGATTTAACGAACTCCACCGCGCTGGCACCGTAGGTTGTACTGAAGCGCAGGGCATCACGCTGAACGGTCTTAAGCGCGGAATCATCAATCCCTTTTGCGGCGGCATCATTCAGCGCGTCATACATTTCAATTGCCGGTGATAATGCGCCTTTGATCGCCATCCCGACACCTGCCAGCGCCACCGCGCCGCCGCCAATCTGCATAAAGGCCGCTTTTGATTTTTCCGCAAAGCCGGTGACGTTACCCTGCACCTGTTTTAACGGGCGGGATAATTTATCAATCAGGCTCAATGTAAAATCTAATTGTTTCATTCAGTGCCTTTAAATGCTTTTGCCACACCATTGGCCACGGCTATTCCGGTATATTCCCAGTGACGATTGTCCAGCCATATAGCGGCGGCGATATCATCAACGGAATCCTGACCATGCGGTAAATAATGACGACGGAGAATTAAATATTGTTCGAGTCCATTCCTTTCAATTTCATGGACTCGCTTTGTCAGTTTTTTACTTCAATTTCCAGTTCAGGCGCATAAATATCATTTACTTTGCCAACCAGTTGAAGCGCTGCACCCGGACGTTTTAATACTTCTGCCAGTGCTTCTTTACTTTCCGTTGCCACAATTCGCGTCAGATAGTTATGTGCTGGAGCAACTTTATTATCCATCGCCATTTCATTAATAAATTTGTTGTAGGCGGTCTGATTTGGCTCAAAAATAATATCCACACCACAAACACACAGTTTAATTTGTTCCATCACTCATACTCTCTCTTAAATTAATTTCGTCCACTAACTGATTATGACGCGCAGCACACTGGCCATAAATTTCAGGATAAATTGTCAGTAATTCCGCTGCGTCTTTTCCTGTCGTACCGTTCAGGCGCGGCAGCTGCGTGGCACATTTAGTTTTCAGGTTTTCCTGATAACGCACGTTCGGTACCGGCTGCGGCGCTGTTGTACATGCTGACAAACTCATCAGACAGACAACGATTGGTAAAAACGGGCTTAAGTATTTCCGTGCGTATCTCTCGCGGTGCCACATTTTTTAACGCCTCCAGTTTATCTTCCAGCGCTCTGGCCGAATCACTGGCAATACCCTGCATTGCTTTGCGCGATTCATTACCGGCCACCTGTGCCGCTGTATTGATTGCCAGCTCTAAGCTGTCACGCCGCCAGTCAGCGGTCAGCCAGCCCCAGACAAACGCCAGCGCCACCACAACCAGCCACTGCCCGTTGCTCATCAGCGCACCCCGTTATGTTCCAGACTGAAATGATTGCCATCCGGTCTGGATTTGAAGCGTCCGCCCCAGGTACCACCCAGTGATTCCCAGTATTCCCCCAGTGGCAGATAATCTTCTGTGCGGGTTTTGTACTGGCCGTTCACGAACAGATTGATATCCACCGCCAGCCGCTGGGTGTGCAGACTGTTAGAAATGCCGCTGCCTTTCTTCGCATTCAGCGCGGCCTGTTCTGGTGTACGGTAAGCCTCACCGAACGTCAGCCTGTAGCCATGTTCTTCTGCCCAGTGGATCAGACTGGCCACCATGACTGTGAATAATTGCTGTTTTTCACTCAGGGTCATTTGTCTTACTCCCGTTCTGCTTTCCCGCTGCACGCCTGCGCAGCCACACTTCCACCGCCTGATAACCGGCAATCCCCAGCGCCGCCCCCAGTCCCTGAATGGCCAGCGGGCTGGCATCCGGGATCTGAATCAGCACCGCCCCGGCCACCACTGAAACCAGACTGCCCAGGATCACGCGACCGGCAAACAGGCGCGGCGTAATGGGGTCATTACTGGTCAGCACATTGCCGATGGCAATCAGTGCGCCAATGATCAGCAGTGAATAAAGGCTCTTTTCATGCTCCTGCATTCCTGCCCCTTATCCGATCAGGTTTTCTGTGGCTTCCGCTTCCAGATACGGCACACCGTTGATGTTGACGAATTTCGGACTGGTCACGAAATATTTGATTTTGTGCGTGGTCACGCCGCCCCCTTTCGGATCAATATCCAGCAGGTTGCTGACCTGCAATTTATTGCCGAACGTCTCCACCTTCATTTCTTCGCTACTGGCTTTGGCATAGAAAAGAAAATCAAGTGGGGGAAGTCCGCGCCATGAACCCGCTGCGCGGGCTTTGGCTGTCAGCACCTGAAGTGTTTTTGAACTGACTTCAATTTCCCCTTCGGCGGCAACATCGCCATCCACATATCCGTCAGGGACGCCACGCGTCTGGGCGGCAGCGCTGTTATCCGTAATATCGAGAGTGATTTTCTCGATATGGATCAGATCGCCGTCCATATAAGTGTCAAACGACATACCCGAAATACGTTTGGTCATGCTGTGGCCTCCAGACTCGCATCCAGTAACAGACTGATGGTGATTTGCAGCGGCACTTCCCAGGTGCGCACCACAATGTAAATATCCACCGCCTTTTTGTTTTTCCAGACAATGGTCACATCACCATCCTGCGGCGGCTTCACTTCACCCGGAAATGACACACCGTTAATGCTGGCCGCAGTGGACATTTCACGCAGTGGACGGGCAAACAGTGTCTGATGTGCGGCGATACTTCCCGGCGTGCTGTTCAGCGAGCGATCCGCGATTTTGCTGATAGCCAGCAGACGAACACGGCGGGCAGCTTTATCCGCAACGCGCAGGGTTTCAATCGACTGGTAATCGCCGCCCTCAACATCCAGCGTGCGGCCATCTGCCCAGTAAAAGCCGTCATAATCCGGGTACCACATCGGCACACTGAAACGCTGTGCTTCAAGCGCCTGAAGTGTGGCCAGTTCCAGCACTTCTCCGGTACCATCAACCGGCATTTCATCACTGCCCAGATTCATCAGAGCACCGGTTTTAACCCGCGCCGGACTGTCAGCAATGGTCACCGCACGGCTACACAGTCGACCAGCCAGCACGCCCGGTTCATTTCCCCACAGGCGGGGAACCAGCTGCACCGCCTTTTCTGCAATACCATCCTGAAGGGTGGCCATGCGTACCAGATAATCCGCCTGGGCTTCTTCATCCTGCATTCCCTGTGCGGCCAGGATGAACCACACCCAGCGGCCATACTTTGAAATCAGGGTGGATCGTAACGTCACGGCCTGATTTACCTGCGCTTTAGCGGTCACATCGTCAGACAGCACCACGCCTTCCACAGAGCACACCACCTGCGCGGCCAGAACCGCTTTCACCCAGGCGTCCGCCTCCGCGTCAGCTGGCAGGACGTGAATGAATCCCCACCAGTTCTGGCCAGCGTTCGCCAGCGCAGCCAGAACATCATTTTTCAGCGGGCTGGCTTCCTCGCCCAGCAGTGAATCAAAATCACTCTGGGCATTCACCGCCAGCGTTTTCCCCACATTTTTGGTACCCGTACCGATAAACAGCAGTGTGCGTTCCACCTCATTGGTTTCACCCAGCAGCTGATTTACCTGGTTTACGGTCACAATTGGCCAGGTCATGCTTTCCCCTTAATATCCTGCGCTTTAACGTCCCAGCCAAAGCCGATGGCCTGAAGCTGACGCGCCAGCGCCTTGTCAAATTCATCATCATTCATGCCCAGAAACACACGGGCAGGAAGATCCACTGTCCAGCTGGTTTTCACGGCTTTTCCGCTGAGTTTTCGAATCAGCAGCCCCGCCTGGCTGTATGGCATCGTTTTGGTGATTTCGCCCAGTGTGGGCTTTTTCCATCTCTTACCGGTTTTCACCCGGTATCCCAGCGCCCGTAATTTTTTGGCCTGGGCAGGTGTCGCCATTTTCCCGGCCTCTGCCTTCCGTGGCTGATTACTGCGGCTGACCTTTACGCGCATTCCGTTTTGTTGCGCGTAACCCACCGTTCCGGCTGGTACCGGCGTTTCCCCGTTCCGGTATCCGCCGCCCTGCAAATAGATCCTCACAGCCTGAATTTCTGGCATTTCACGGATATGCAGCAGCTTTGGCAGGTTGCGCAGCATCTTCCCTTTGCGTTTTGTCTTACGTCCCGGCCACTTCTGGCCATCCGGGGATTCCTGATTGCGCACATGCCGTTTTGCCGCAGCAATCACGCCATATTTGGCCAGACGCCAGATCAGACGCTGCCGTTTTCTCGGCGGCAGCTCCATGCTGGCCAGTGCCTTGCGCAATTCGGCCAGCTGTTTTTTATTCAGCTCGCCACCGGCAATCATTCGCTATCCCCCACCGGCGCACCGGTCTCATCCACGCTGTAAATACTGGCGGTCAGTGCCGTCCAGATTTCAGGCTCAACCAGTGACCAGCGCTCACCCCGCCACGGAATAGCCCCGTTTTCGTCCTGCCTGATCACCAGTTCTTCCACCATCGGAACAGTCAGCACCACAGTGGCCACTTCCTCATCCTCCACCGACACATCCCAGTCCGGTTCGGCTTCACTCAGCCCCACTTCGTCCAGTAGTTCCCTGTCAACATCATCCAGCCACGCCGCCAGTAAGGACATAAGCAACTGCGGCGGGCACAGGCGATACGGGAAACGCTCCCAGCTCAGAACCGCGTCATATCGGATCACCGCCTGGCGATATTGTCCCAGCCCGTAATCTTTCGCCGCAGGAATGAACTTCATCTCATCCAGCACACTGTCAAATGACTTCATAGCGCGGGGCGGGACGTTCTCTTTAAAAAATGCGGTCAGGCTCTGGATCTGCGTCTGGCTCATACTTTTTTCACCGTTGCCCGTTTCAGCCCTTTCATACGGCGGATAACCACCGACGCTTCAGCCAGTAACCCGGCGCGGGTTTCCATGCTTTCCTGTCCCGGATGGGTATCACGCCGCCCGATGGTGGCGAACTCACCCAGCAGATCCGCTTTTGCCCTGGCAAAAACGGCCTTCATGTACTGGGCGCACAGGCTGTTCAGTCCGCCCATTTTTACGCCCGGTACCTCTGCCGCCAGCGTGTGGCCTTTCGCTTTCCAGCTGGCCTCCACGCTTTCCAGCTCCGCATTCACCTCCGCCACTGCCGCAAGTAGCGCCTGGCTGATGGTGTCAGCGTCAATATCTGGCGGTAGTGACCTCTGCGCCTGAAAATCCTTCAGATTCAGGTCTGGCCAGAATCCGTTATTGGTCAGCGGTTCATTCTGATAATCCAGCGGCTTTCCGCTAAACATAAATCCCCCGAAAAAGGCGGACTGGCCGGTTTCCACGGCGCAGTTACACACAATGTGTTCTGCCCTCCACCGCGTCCGCCTGGCTTGCGGTAGTCGTTTTACTGCTCAGTATTAAACGTGTGCGTATGTGCGCCTGCTTTATGGTTATATGCACTCACACTATGGCTATGCGCCCCTACAGAATGGGTATGTGCGCCGCTCAGAGAATGGCTATGTGCGCCTGCGCTATGGGTATATGCACTCACACTATGGGTATGTGCCCCCACAGAATGGGTATGAGCACCTTGTAAATGGCTTTCTTTCATTTGTTGTTATCCTTGTGTTGTCAATTTTCGGATGCGAGCGGCAATCGTCTGCCGTGCCGTTCTGACACCAATTTTTGAGTAGTGTTTTTCTGCAATAGCCAGCAGCTGATCGGCCTTTTCCAGCGTTTCAATATCATCCACGCCCGCCGCCGTTTTCTGGCCATCGTCATTGCGTAGCAACTCCTGACCGGCAAACTTGAACCATTTGGCCGTCACCTGTTCATGTAGTCGCCAGGTGTTTGCCACCCGCTCAAACGTGCGGGTGAAATAAGGCTCAATACTTTCCCCGCGCCCTGCGGTTTCCTGCGCCCATTCCAGCATCGTATCCGCCACAAACGTGGGGAAATTGCTGCGCAACCGATCCGGGGTTGCCTGCTGCTGACTGATTGCAATGTCAGCCCAGTCCAGCGCCTTATCCAGATCGCCCACGTCAAACAGCCAGATAACACACCATGCGAAAACCGGATTCGCATACACCTGGCCACTCTCCAGATAGGCTTCCACAGTGGGAACCCAGCGCGGCAACAGCACATCGCGTTTATACTCGACGCGATCGGCGATGGTAGGCAGACTTCGAACGTGTTCCACATCCGTTTCCAGCGCCCTGATCAGCAGATGCATACTTTCCGTGGTTTCCAGTGCCTGGCTGCGCTTCAGCTTTTGTTCCATTGCAATACGCTGGCTGTGACGCTGCGCGGGGGAAAGTGCCATTTATCAGCCCTCCACCGGTTCGGAGACTTTGCCGATTGTCACAGCAGATTCATCAATGGCCGCATACAGCTCCGGCACTTCCACCGCGTAACCTTCATTGCGCAGGTATTTGTTTTCGAACTGCTTACGATCTTCAACAAACTCCGCCTTACGCATACGGGTATTGCGCTGGGTGTAGATGTGCAGGTTAGAAAGCGGCGTAACCACCATGCGTTTACCCGGCATAAACGGCGGGATAATGGCCTGACGGCCAGCAATGGTGCTTCCCAGCATCTGCGCCGCGATTTTTTCAGTCGGACGGTCTGCTGCCTGATACAGTCGGTACTGTTCAGCAGCGACCAGATCGGCACCGACAAGGACAACCAGACGCGGGTCATTGCGGAACTGCGCCGGGATTTTGGCGTTAATCAGATCGGACGCCATTGCATCCAGTGACTTGTAATCCCCGGCCTCATCGAGCACCACGGGATCGGTCATAATCTGATTGCCGCCCAGCAGCGTTTTCATACGCTCATGCCAGCCAACGTTCACATCCTCGCCGTTCGGGTTGGCTTCCGGGTCAGTGGTTTTTGCGCGGCTTTTACCATTAAAACCAATACGCAGCATATCCAGTGCAAAAGCCTGTGTGGTGAATGCCTGGACAAGATTGAAAAACTCGTTTTCATCCTTACCCGCATTTGCCCAGACCGAAAGCAGATCCCAGCGCAACGCGGCGCAGCTGTCTGTCTCAACCAGCGAATAGTCATTACCGTCAACACCCACACGACGAATAAAACGGCCATTCTCGCTGCGGCCGGTATGCAGCACGGAAGAACCGACAGAAATCACCTGGCCACTCAGCTGGTCAACATCCAGACAGGTGATCATGTTCAGGAACTCGACGGACTCCAGCAACGCAAGACGCAGCGCATTTTCCTGCGGGTCATTCAGGGAAAAATAACGACTGGTATCACGTGCGCCAAAATGCTGCGCCATCCCCGCCGAATATTTATCCAGTAAATCCCGCGCACGATTATTAAGGTGCATAAAACTCCCTCGCAATTAAGCGATATATAAAATTTATTCTGGGCTAATCAGCGTTAAAGCGAATTACAGAAAATTATATTTCCCGGCTTTTTCTGAAATTTTACGCCCCGGTGAGCGGGTATTCTTATTACCCAGTTCGTTAAAACGGGTTACGATTTCTTTCGCATTATCACGAATGGCCGCAAACTCTTCCGTGTCCACAACTTCAACAATAGTATCCACATCTTCCTGAACAGTGCTCAGTTGTGTTTCAATTGCCCCCACTCGCGCTTCCAGATCGTTAACAGCATTCGCAAGCGCCTGCAATTTATCATCACCCTGCTGCGTATCATCCTGCTGACCTTCGCTTTCAAACTTTGGCTTAATGCCAAATAAATGGTGCCAGGTTTTTTTCATCAGTTCTTCCTGCTTAATTTTTCCGTCACGGGAAATTACGCAACTGTAATATCCCTGTTTTGATAGTCTGCGCCGACTAAAGCGCAACCGTGTAGTGCCCACACTGGCGGGATTGTCCGTTACGGCCAGTCCGCCCAGATACGTTCGCTCACCTCCGCGCCAGTTAAGTTCTGGCTCAACAGAGAAATAAAGCAACTGCCCTTCATCATTGGCATACAACAGGCGCTTGTTAGGACACAGGCTCACATATAATCGTGCCAGCCCATCTTCCCCGTCCTGCCACATCGCCTTTAGCACTTCGCCAAAATTACCGGCATATCGTTCATGTTCAGGCCAGATTAGTGCGGCGTAATGGGTGACATCATAGGTTTCCCCCATGTCAATAATCCATTGCCGTTCCATGACCCTGCCATCAACCGTATCGCCTTCTGTGGCAACACACAGCCAGTCAGTTTTTAAATGCGACATATCCCCCCTGATTTATTCACTGACCCTGCGAACTCAATTATTGCCAAATAAAACCGCCGCTGCATTACGCTTTATTCTGAACAGTTCGGTTATAACGCTTTACCGAACAGACACGAATTAACACCACCGTTTTTTCATCACAGCCACGGCATAATTATCCGCATGGCTAAATACTCTGAAGAATTAAAAGGCGTTGTTCGCGCACTTTATCTGCGCCGCTATACGCCAAAGGAAATCGCATCTGAATTAAATCTGCCGAATGCGCGGATCGTTTACTACTGGGCGGAGAAATACAGCTGGGCGGATTTGCTCAGTTTTGAAAGCACAGAGGAAGCAATTGAACGCCGTTACCAGCTGCTGGCCAGCCGCGATAACAAAACCGATCTCGACCTGAAAGAAATGGACATGCTCATTGCTCATGCCACGAAACTGCGTGCGCAGAGTAATAAACACAAAGAGAAAATGGCCAGCAGTCAGAGTTCCGGGCAAACAGTTGCGCGGGACAACAATGACGACGAACCGCGCAGCAAACGGAAATACAAGAAAAACGATATTACCTCGCTGACGCTGGAGGACTTTGACGCATGGGCTGAGGAACATCTTTTTGAATATCAGAAACACCTGCGCAATAACATTGGCCAGCTTGTCAGGAACATCCTGAAAAGCCGCCAGATCGGTGCGACCTGGTATTTTGCGTTTGAAGCGTTTGAAAACGCGGTGATGACCGGCGATCCGCAAATCTTTCTGTCAGCGTCAAAGGCTCAGGCTGAAGTGTTCCGGTCTTACATCGTGAATATTGCAGAGCAGTATTTCGGTATTACGCTGACCGGCAACCCGATCCGCTTAAGCAACGGCGCAGAACTGCGTTTTCTCTCCACCAACAAAAACACCGCCCAGTCCTACAGTGGCCACCTGTACTGTGACGAATATTTCTGGGTGCCAAACTTTGCAAAACTTAACGAAGTGGCCAGCGCAATGGCCACACATGACAAGTGGCGCACCACCTATTTTTCAACGCCATCGGCAAAAACGCACCAGGCGTACCCGTTCTGGACGGGCGATGAGTGGAAACAGGGCAGTAAAAAACGTGCGGCCATTAAGTTTCCGTCCTTTAACGAAATGCGTGACGGTGGGCGACTCTGCCCGGATGGGCAATGGCGCTACGTCATTACGATGGAAGATGCCATTGCGGGCGGTTTCAACCTGGCGAACATCGAGAAACTTCGCAACCGCTACAACGATGCCACTTTTAACATGCTCTATATGTGCGTGTTCGTTGACAGCAAAGATTCCGTTTTCAGCTTTTCCGACCTGGAGGCCTGCGGTGTTGAAATCGACACCTGGCAGGATCACAACCCTGATGCAGCGCGGCCATTCGGTGACAGGCCAGTGTGGGGCGGCTTTGACCCGGCTCGCAGCGGGGATTTGTCCTGTTTTGTCATCATCGCCCCACCGATGCTCGCCGTGGAGAAGTTCCGCGTTCTGAAGGTGATTTACTGGAAAGGCATGAACTTCCGGTACCAGGCAAAACAGATCGAGCAGTTGTTCAAAAAATACAACTTCACTTATCTGGGGGTGGACGTTACCGGCATTGGCCAGGGTGTTTTTGACAACATTCAGCATTTTGCCATGCGCGTGGCCGTCCCTATTCGTTACGACCTGAACACCAAAAATAAGCTGGTACTGAAAGCGGTGGACGTGGTGGAAAGCCAGCGTATTGAGTGGGATAAAAACCTGAAAGAGATCGCCGCCAGCTTTATGTCTGTGCGCCGAACCACCACACAAAGCGGCAACGCCATGACGTTTGTCGCTGACCGCAGCCAGGATACCGGCCACGCGGAGGCGTTCTGGGCGATTACCCACGGTCTGCATAACGAACCCCTTAACTATGAAAACAAACCTAAATCCCGCTGGGGTGTAAGGAAAGAGGCAGCATGAGTAAAAAGAAACGCTTTGTTAAGCGCGACCAGCGCGGCGACAAATCAAAAAAGATGAGCATTATCACATTCGGCAAACCTGAACCGGTTCTGACTACCGGCACAGATTACCGTGATATCTGGTACGACAATGCCGCCGATCACTTCACCCAGCCGATTGACCGACTGGCACTCGCGCAACTGATTAATCTTAACGGTCAGCACGGCGGCATCATTCACGCCCGTAAAAACATGATTGTTTCAGACTACCAGGGGGGCGGGCTTATTCACGACCAGCTGGAAGCGGCAGCGTTTGACTATATAACCTTTGGGGATATTGCGATTGCCAAAATTCGTAACGGCTGGGGCGACGTGATCGCACTTGAACCCTTGCCCGGTCTGTATATTCGCCGCCGCAAAGTCAGAGATAACGCGCTGGATAAGCCCGGTGACTACGTGGTGTTACAGGAAGGGGAACCGCAGGTATGGCCAGAAGAAGATATTATCTTCATCAAAATGTATGACCCGCAACAGCATATCTACGGACTGCCGGACTACATCGGCGGTGTGCATTCCGCGTTACTTAACAGTGAAGCGGTCATTTTCCGACGCCGCTATTACCACAACGGTGCGCACACTGGCGGTATTCTTTATACCCGCGATCCCAGCATGACGGACGAAATGGAAGAAGAAATTGAACAGCAGCTGCGTGACAGCAAAGGGATCGGTAACTTCTCCACCATCCTTGTAAACATTCCCGGTGGAGACGGCGACGCCATCAAATTCATTGAAATGGGGGATATTTCCGCGAAGGATGAATTTGCCAACATCAAAAACATCAGCGCCCAGGACATCCTGAACGCGCACCGTTTCCCTGCTGGCCTCGCCGGTATTGTCCCGCAGAACACTGCCGGACTGGGGGATGTTGAAAAGGCTGAACGCATTTACAAGAAAAGCGAAATTGCCCCCATCCAGCGCCGTTTCATGCTGGCCGTTAATAACGATCCCGAAATACCGGAAAGGCTACACCTTAACTTTGATTTAAGTTACACAGAATCAACGGATAAGGGTGCGGCATGAGGCGAAACAGGCTAAAATCCAGGCATCATTTAACAGCTGGAGCATGGAATATGCGAGTTCTGAAAATCGAATGCCCGGAATGCGGCTCAAAGGCTGTTATTCGTAAAACGAACAGGAAGCACCGGCAAATTGCGGATATTTACTGCGCCTGTTCAGATGTTGAGTGTGGCCACACGTTTGTTATGAATCTGACGTTCTCCCACACTCTCAGCCCCAGCGCTAAAACGGGTGATGCGATGGTGCAAAAAATACTGAATGCACTTTCACCCGATCAGCGCCAGATGGCATTAGACCTACTGAAAGCGACTCCCGCCGCCTGAAATGCCCCCATTCTGGGGGCGTTGCCCTTCCTTTTTAACCATTTCGCGAACCTCTCCCGCAAGCTCTCCAATCCAGGCCAAAGCGATTGTTTTTTCTCTCTGGTTACTTTCGTAAACATGGGCAATTTTGGCCAATAACTCAATGCGTTCCAGCTGTGCCGACGCCTCCAAAAGATCCATTTAGCCCCCACAAGCAATAAATAACTGGATATACATACAGTACACCTTAAAGCACGAATTGTGAAATTTAATTTCCTGCCATCTACTGACAAATGAATGTGTTACACACACATGCACACCTATAACCACCCCGGCCAAAGCTCCTGCAATGGTTCGTTTCGTGTTTCCTTCAACCGCCCATTGCGGTAAATCAGTGCCCCCTGACCAAATATCAAACCACTACCCCGCAGGAGAATGGCTATTTCTTCATCGGCCCCCTCAAAACCCCGACTGCGTAATTCCAGTTTTAACCGTCTGCGGGTTCCCCCCTCCGTACAGTTATTGACAGAACTCCAAGGGGCGGCGTTGCCGCCAGAAAAACCCGCCTCCGCTGGCGCTTCGGCCAACTTCGCAACCTTTTGCCACTTAACCAGACGGGTGCAAACTTCTGAATCAGGAACCAAAGGAGAATAAACACCCTGTACGCGCTGCACGTCCTCCGCGTATTCGTTGCCCTGTTCCGTAATTTCATAGGCCAGACGAACAACCAGATCACGGCGGGCAACCAGTGCACCTCCCTGCGCCTGGGTATATGCAGCCCAGTCCCCGACATCAGCAGCGGCCAGAACCGCATCCATTCTGCGATCTGTCAGTACCTGATCCCGCAACCGACGCAGCTCACGCCAGACGGTTACCGGCGCACCACCAATCTGCTGAAACTGGCGAATACGCCAACGTGAAGCCCACGCGGAAACGGACTTAGCCATATCACGCAGGTTTTCGCCGGTTTCTTCGTCCTGCTCACCATCCAGCGCAAAACCATCAATATTTTTTGAAATGTATTTCGCGATGTAGCCCGTGGCCGAACCTTTGGCGGGATCGATAGCTTCAACATGAAAACGCGCCTTCAGCGCCTTTTCAGATTGCAGTTCTTCAGAATCGGTAATTCTGGCGTGATAGCAAAGAATATCGCGCACCGTGTCCACGTCCTGCGGACGCATAAAAAGCAACATATGCCAGTGCGGTGTCCCGTCATGGTGAGGCTCAACAACCCGAAACCCAAATACATGAATACCCGCACGCGAGATCGCTGCGCGTGCTTTTGCCCATACGCCGCATAAATAGCGCTGGGTATCCTGCGGCGTACTTCCATCCCATTGCGATACAAAGCCCCCTTTGCTGTGAACCGCATGGAAACGTGATGGCGCGGTGATAGTGTAAAACTCACCGGCCAGCCCTTCTTCATTGGCCATATCTTCAAACCCTCGCATTCTTACCATTAGTTCACATCGACGGATCGCCGGATTTGCAACGCTGCGGTGCACCATGCTGTCCAGTGCAATGCGCAGCCCCTCATCATTCAGCAGATCAAACTTTTTAAAGAACTCCAGATTCCGCTTTTTCTGGTCTATCCATTCGCCCAGTGTTTTGCGGGATACATAAGCGCTGGCCGCTTTTTGCACCTGTCCCACCGCAATGGCCATGTGCTCGCGCTGCGTATCACGCGCACGCTTAAGACGCAGGTACCACCATTCCGGCGCCATCATGCGCAGTATCCCGGATTCCGCCTTACGCATTTCCAGTTGACCTTCATTGGCCTCATGTTCAGCCCAGTACGGCGGCTGGTTATTCAGCATCAGGCAACAGGCACAAAGATGGCGGTAAGATTCCAGGGTGCGGCGATGCAGTTCTCTGGCATCGTCAGTGCCGGAATCAAACTGTTCGGTGAAGTCATAAAGTGACTGGGAAATCCAGCCAGATACCTGGCCAGCCAGTTTTTTAAGATCAGGACGGTCTAGTGACGGCAAGCGCTCCAGCGACTTACCAAAAGGAAGATCAGCAGCATCAGCGGCCAGCGAGTAACGCGCAGCCACTTTGCGCAGACGTGGCAATACATTCTCACCGATTGTTTTACGCAGGAATGTATTGGCACGGCGACGCCCGTCACGGCCAGAAAAAAGCTTTTCGTAACGACGGCCAAAATACCCGGCTAACCAGTCGGGTATCTCATGCAGGTACCGGGATCGCCATTCATAATCCTGCGGGTTTACAGCCCACAGGCGGCGTTCTGTGATAGTCGCGTCTGCCGGTGTGCCTGGCGCGAAGGTTTCCCGCCTCCAGGCATCAACGGCATAGCATTGTTCGTTTATTGCCAGCGTCATGCGCTGGCCTCATGAGTCGCCGGTAAAGGCCATTTAAGAATCAGCTCCGCCGCCATTTTCGGGCTTGCAGCTGCCGCACCAACACTACGCGGCGCATTTACCTTTACGGCTTCAAATCCGGCGTACAGGTAATGAACCATTTCCAGATCGCTGTTTGACGCGACAACCGGAATCCCACGTTCAGCCAGACGGCGCAGCTTACGCGCCAGCCGCCCCTGATCCATGTGCGAAAAGCCACGTTCATGGTAAGCGGTGAAATTGGCGGTATCAGTCAGATAAGGCGGATCACAGTAAACAACGTCATTCCCGTCCCGAACCAAATCGAGTGTTTCTGAATAGTGGGCAGTAATGAACGTTGCGCGTTTCGCTTTTTCAGCAAAGGCGCGGATTTCATCAGCGGGGAAATAAGGCTTTTTGTACTTACCGAACGGGACGTTGAACTGGCCTCGGCGGTTATACCGGCACAGGCCATTGAAGCAGTGGCGATTCAGGTACAGGAAACGCGCAGCATTTTCAACGGATTCAGAACCAGCCTTACCACCAGAAAGATTGAAAGCATCACGCACTGCGTAATAGAAAACGGCACGGCTTTCTTCATCACCTAACGAACCGGCAGAAAACAGGATCTCCACCTCATTCAGCAGCACATCAGTGTGATACGCCATCGCCTTATAAAGATTAACCAGATCAGGATTCACATCTGCGATCAGATACTCGTCATAATCCGTATTCATCATGACGGCGCAGGAACCTGCGAACGGTTCAACCAGGCGTTTACCTTCTGGAAGGTGCGGACGCAGCTTAGGCATAAGGCGGGCTTTGCTGCCCACCCATTTAAGCGGAGTTTTAACGGCCATATTGACCTCCGCCTGCTAACGCCTCAGTGACACCGTTTGAAATGATGTATTCCAGCACTTCAAGCGGCGACAGTGAACGGATGGACAAAACCGCCCAGTTTTCGGTATCAGCGATAATTTCATTTACAGGCAAAACATGGGTGATAACCGCCGCCCACTCTCTCCCGGTGTATTTTCCGTGCTTCCACTCGCACAGTGAAAGAACATCACCGGTTTTATACCCGCGATCGTTTTTACGCAGCTCGGCCTTTTTCTGGCCAGCCACCACAGCATCAAGGTATTTTGGCGCAATCTTTATCGTGTGGATTTTGATTGTCATTTTGCACCGCCTTGCGCTAAAGCTTTGATGACACCTAATGTCATTTTGCAATCAGCTAAAGCACGGTGTGCCTGCCCCTCGATCACAACTCCTTCATGCGCAGCAGCGTCAACTAATTTATGCCATTTATAACCGTGATATTTTCCCGGCTCGCCGCGATACTCTGCATAAAGTTTCATTGCGCAAACAGAATTAGCAGCAAGCATCCATGGCGCACCTTCAGAAGGCCTTCCATTCAATGCGTAGGTCTGACGAATTAACCGGAGATCAAAATCGGCGTTATAGATAACAAACCCAAAGCGCCGAAATAGTTCCTCCGCTGCCCCGCATATATCAGTCCAGGCCGGCGCAAAAGCGACCATTTCATTTGTGATCCCATGAATGGCAATTGCTTCATCAGGAATAGGCTTAGTGGGTTTTACAAGCGTGTTGAGCAGAATAAATCCATGGCTATCAATGATGCATATTTCTACTATTTCTGCATCATCACCCAACCCCGTGGTTTCGGTATCAATAAATAGGCGATCATCGTCAAGCCACTGTTGTGCTAGCTGACTGATAGAAGACTGCAATTTCTTAGTTTTCAATTCCATGCCGCACCTCCTTTGCTGCAAATCGCTGCGGCTTCTTCGCGGATTAACTCAACGATTTCCGTTGCGCTTAAACCTTCATTGGCCGCATGAGTGGCTAACTTATCCAGACGGGTGGAACACAGATCAGCAACTGCGGCTTTACCTTCCTGCGTGGCTTTGGTGAGCATGGCCAGCAGGTCGGTGCCTGATTTTGTTGCGGGTAAATCCTGACGTGTCATGTGCATTTTGGTTTCCTTAAGGCAAAAGAATCCCCGGCCACTTGAACCGTGGCCAAAAAATTCAGGCTGTTAATTAGTGAAAAGTGGGTTGTACTGTGGCGGCTGAGTAGTTCGGTGCCGGAATCAGGTGAAGCTCATAGGTTGTCCGCCACCACTCCTGGATCAGCGCTTTTATCTCGCCAACACCCAGCGCCCCGGCTGTATAGAAAATTGCACGAATCCCCGCCAGCGCTTCTATCTGGGCTTCTTTGCTTTCCGCTTCGCGATACACGCAGCACCAGAAAGCGGCATTGATCGCCAGCCAGTGACGCGGATTTGTCATGTGTTCAGTGTCATTGAAGAAGAACGGATGCAAAGCGATGCGGCCATTTTTACTGGTACTTTTCGCTGCAAACGCTACAGCGTAGTTATGCGGGACACCCCACACAGCCAGTTCAGCCCCCAACGATTTACCCTCAACGGAAATAATGGTCATTAGTGATTCCCCTGTTGCTGGAACTTATGGACGATATGAGGCGCGATCACCATCTGCACCCCGCTACTGCTATAAATTGGATGTGCCTTTTTGATCGGGCGGTTCGCGGTGCGCTTTGAAAAATCGCTGTCACGTAAACTGCCGAAACCTTCAAACGTTAACCGCGCCCGTGAAATGCCCTGGCGCAGTTGAATCATGTCCCGATAGCCCAGGCGTTCATAAAGCTCCCGCCAGCAGCACTTGCTTAAGTGGGCTTTAAATGCCCCGGTACCAGATGTAACCGCAGCAGCATGAAGCACTACACCCCGCCACTCTGGTGTTAAGTTGTCCCACCATTCAGCGGCCTCACTGCTTTCGCTGAAGTATTTGCGGCGGATCTGTTTTAAATGCTCCAGCCCGCGCTTTTGCTGTTCCTGGCTAATCGCCATAACGCCCCCTATAACCCCATCAGACGACGCCACCACGGGCGGCGCGGCTGCTGGCCATTGAATTTGTACATGTGGCCAGGGTTCCAGCGCTGACCGTTCGGCAGTTCTATCCAGCCCGTTGAACCACTCGGCAACTGCATGGCTGGTGATTCTTTTTTCAGGTAAGTGACAAACGCTTTCATGGTGTTCCCTCACATCAGGCCGGTGGCATTGGTTGTGACCAAATCCACCGCAGCGGCCAGAACCGGCGCAGAGTGAATACGGCTTTCAACGGTATAAGCCAGAACGGATAAGCTACGGATTGCATCGCGGGCGCGATCCAGAATTTGAGTACGGCGGGCGGCGGTCATATGGCCAGTTGATACGGCTTCCCCAGCAATCGCGCCTACACACGCAGTGGCGCTAAGCGCACACAACTGCATGTTGGCTTCAGTGGCATTGTTCACCGGCACGGATGGAAGGCAGTTAATCTGACCTAACAACCCATCAAGTAAACGCGCATCCTCGGTGTAATCCGTGATAGCCAAAAGCTCATCACAGGTTAAGCGGTGCGGTTGTGCTGGGTTCAGTTTGTTGCGCAGGATCTGCGACTTCATACCAACGGCTGCGGCCACATCTTCAAGATTGTGCTCAGTTGCAAATGCTCGGCAAGCCGCATCAAAGTGCGCATGTTTAGAGGTCTGGTAATCAAACATTGTTTGCCTCTCCCTAATCCGTAGGATGGATTACGCGTTAAGCGAAATATTGCATTCGCTTAACGCTTCAACGGTCAGAGCGGCCATGTTTATTTCCACGCGGCCTTTAGGCATTTCTCCTTTGCCACGAATAGGCAGACGGCCATCCCGGATCATGTCACGGGCTGTGCTTTCAGCTGTATTCGTTAATTTGCACCACTCTTTAAGTGGTAGATAAGGGGCTGGGATGGTGATTGTAATGTTAGGACGCATAAGGCAAACTCCCGTATTCGGTTGAATGCAGCAACATTCAACAATATTCGATTTAAACTACAACACGGAGAGACTCTACTTCGACTTAATCGAGAAATCAACAGTATTTCGATTTAATCGAGAGAGCTAGCGATATGAGCAAATTCCCTTTTGAGCAGATAGGGCACAGCAGCGACGTGCTTGATCGAGTAGTAGAGGCTTACGGCTTCACTTCAAAACTACAGCTTGCGGAACATTTCGATATGGCCTCAAGTAGCCTTTCCGCAAGGTTTAAACGAGGAATATTCCCGGCTGATATGGTAGTTCGCTGCGTAGCAGAAACCGGGGCGTCTCTTGAGTGGCTATCTACTGGGCAAGGGAAGAAATTCGATGATGATCAGTTAGACATCATGAAATTTCCCCGTAAAAAGTTAGTTGATGGACAGCTCTATGACTCTGGTTACGCAATGTTCGATAAAGTTTTTTTCAGGGCAGGAGCACCACTCCCCACAGCACCTTTCTGCGTGCTAGATGAAAAAGCGCAGTACATCCTAGACCATAAATTTTCCGAGGTTTTTGATGGCGAATGGCTGGTAAATATCGAAGGAAAAACCAGCATCAGAACGCTGACACGCATCCCGGTAAAAAAGGTGCGCGTCAGTGGTGTCGGCATGGCTTTTGACTGTGGGCTGGAAGATATCGAAATTATCGGACGCGTGATCATGACGATAACAAACGCATAATGGGCATCAGAAAACAGCCGGACGGGAAATGGTTGCTGGACTTTTACCCGGAAGGAAAACCCCAGGGAAAAGCCAGCAAACGCATCCGCAAGACGTTCTCCACCAAAGGCGAGGCGCTAGCCTACCAAAATCACATTATGGAAAACGTCCATGTAAAGCCCTGGCTTGACGGTAAAGAGGATCGGAGAAAGCTACGCGACTTAGTAAACCAATGGTTCGATGAACATGGTGTGACGCTTGACGATGGCGAAAAACGTAAAGGCGCAATGGAATTTGCATGTCAAAGCATGGGTGATCCGCTGGCTCATGAATTTGACGCCACAATGTTTTCGCTTTATCGAAAAAAACGTTTATCCGGTGAAATATCCAGAACTGCGCGTGTAAAACAAGTCGCACCCAGAACCATGAATTTAGAACTGGCCTATTTTCGTGCCGTGTTTAATGAGCTTAAGCGCTTAGGACATTGGAAATCTGAAAACCCCCTGTCTAACGTTCGCCCCTTTAAATCTGAGGAAGCTGAACTGGCTTATTTGGAACATGATGAAATCGAACGATTGTTATCCGAATGTTCGAAAAGTCGAAACGCCAGCACTTACTGGGTTGCATGTTTATGCCTGATAACCGGCGCTCGCTGGGATGAAGCGGAATCATTAACGACTAAGCAAATCAGAAATCTAAAAGTCAGCTTTTTTAAAACTAAAGGGAACAGGAACAGGACTGTTCCAATCAGCCAGGACTTTTATGACGCATTGCCGAAACCAGAAAAACCAGGGCGTTTTTTTACACCTTGCTATTCGGCCTTTCGCAAAGCCGTAGAGCGTGCGGAACTCGACTTACCTGATGGCCAATTGTCACATGTGCTACGACACACTTTCGCCAGTCACTTTATGATGAACGGCGGGAACATTCTGGTTTTAAAAGAGATACTGGGACACACTGACATTAAAATGACCATGCGTTACGCGCATTTCGCTCCAAGCCATTTGCAGGAAGCCATAACGCTAAACCCTTTGGGACAAAATGCCCCTTTTCTGTCCCCTCAGGACTCAAACATCCAATAACATTCAATAATATTCGTTGTGTAACTTTCTGATTTATCTGTAAGTTATTGTTTTTAAATGATGGTGCATCGTTCTCATAATCGCTTGGTCGCTGGTTCAAGTCCAGCAGGGGCCACCAAACAAAACAAGGAGTTAGATGAGAAATCGTCTGACTCCTTTTTCGTTTTACAAAAATAGAGTTGGGAAAGGCGAGACCTACGGTATTAAACGCGAAATTTTGAAAATGCTCGCCAACAGCAACTTTAGCAATATCCGAAAGCGATGGTTGGGCCTGAATCGCCGCCCAGAACGACTTTCCGTTGCTGGGGCGACATTAGTGAGAAACAGCCCTGCGCATGGGTATTTTGCCCTATCCTCATCAACAGACGAACGGATGCTGGGTTATTTAACACTTTTCTATATCCAGATATTCAGCAGACATATTAAACGATCTTACCAACCTGATATTTAA